CTGATCTCGGTCACGTCCTCCGAGGTGGCGGCGGCGCCCTCGCGGATGCCGGTCACGTTGTCGATCGCGTTCATGACGTCGTTGGCGGGCGCGGCGACGTTCGCCCCGGTGCCAACCGTGGCCGCGGCCGGCACCGCGCTTTTGCCCAGGAACGCGAACGACCCGGTGACGATGTTCTCGGGGCTGACGTTGACGCCGAAGGTCGAGACCCGCATGCCGCTGTACGACACGAACTCGGTGATGTCCTTGAATTCCTTCTCCAGCGTGAACGACTTCTTGGTGGTCCCGTTGCGGATCATCGAGCCCTTCATCGTGACGCTGGGCCCCGCCGCCTCGTCGGTCAGCGTGAGCGCCGTCACGATCAGCTTGTTGGCCGCGACCGAGCTCACCAAGGCGTAGCCGTTGTTGGCCGAGTTGACGAAGCCGGCCACCAGGATCCACTGGCCGGCGCTGATGTTCTCGGTCGTGAAGTCGGTGGTCGTGCTGTTGTAGGAGTTGTCGGCCGACGCTGCCGAGATGTCGACCCCGCTCACGCTCACCGTCGTCGACCAGTCGGCCATCATGGCGCCGGCGATCAGGTCATCGAAGACGGCGAACGACATCTCCAGGTCGAAGCCGCCCTGGGCCTCGATCCGGGTGCGGATGATGTCGGGAATCTGGCGGTCGGAGCGGATCTCCTGAGATCGCGTGGTATTGGTCGCCTGCTTGAGGCTGTCGGACGTGTAACGCAGATCCTTCAACGCAATGGCTGGGACCACGCCCCACGTCGTCTCGATCAAATGGGAAAGGTTGACGCGCGAGGTGTCGGACATGTGGCTCTCCTGGCTTCAGACGATCTCGTCGGCCTGGAACGGGATCGTGACGTTGACCTGGTAGTAGCGCCCGTCCGGGCCGATGCGGGCGGCGCTGGGCTTGCGGAAGATCACGCCCGCGACCGTGATCGCCTTGAAGATGGCCTGCACGTCGTCGGCGATCTCGCGCGCCTCGCCGTCGCCCGAGCCCAACGCCGTGAACACCTGCACGATGGCGGTTCCGGTGTCGCGAAAGCGCCGCGACGCGCCCAGCGAGACCTGGAAGCTGGCGCCCTCGACGATCGTGAGCCTCGCCCACGGAGACGCGGCCGGCGGCGTAGCGGGCACGTTGTCGTAATGGATCGGCACCGTTGGGCGCACGGCGGCGAACTCGGTGGCGAAGCGGTTGCGGATCGTGTTCGCGGTCGAAGCGAAGCTCATGGCCTACAGCTTCACGTTCGCGAACTTCACTTCGGCGCTCGCCAGCGCGACTGTGTAGACGCCGATGGGCGCTTGCGTTGAGGTACCGTCTTCCAGGCTCGCAGCGTAGGGCAGCGAGTTGTTGATCCAGATCACTTGGAAGGGCTGAAGCCCGTTGAGGCGTGTTGTCGCGTCTCCAAGACTGGGTGCCCGGATCTCGCGCTTTGGCTTCTCCGGCCAACGTGGCAAGTCTTTCTTCGGCAGTCCCGGGTGCGCGTCCTCGTCCGGGCTGCCGACTGCGATGGTGTGGCTGGCGCGGAAGCGCCCGGTCCACACCGGCGACTGGTTCAATATTTGCCTGTAAACCTCGATCGCTACGCTCCTGTGGAACTGGACAAATTTCGCAACGATCTGCTCGACACCCTTGTCCATCTCGAACTCGAATTCCTTGAGGTTCGTTCCTTCAGGCATGGCCCCATCCCGAAAGCGCCTGGTCGATCGGCACGAGGCGCGACTGCTCGCACGCGAAGGCATCGCCGCCGTCGATGGCTTGGACCACAAGGATCGGGTCGCCGTCCCACGTCAGCCCGGTGTCGCCCACGACGACCACTTGGCCGCCGTAGATCTTGGTGCACAACCTATAGACCGCGTGCTCGCTCATCGCCTGATCTGGAGCTCGTAGGCCACCACCTTGGGCCCCACGAACTTGCTCTCCACGTTGATCACTTCGAAGACGTCAGAGCCGATCACGACGCGGTTGCCGGGGACCGGCTCGACCACAAGGTCTGCGGCCGCGAGCGTGAGCCTTCTGTCACCACGCCTGACCACTGTGCCGTCCACGTAGCGGGCGGCGAAGTCCTGGATCACACCCTTGACGGTCGTGTCCGTCACGACGTCGGTGGTCTTGCCGGTCACCGGATCGAAGGTGCGCGCGATCTGCCGCAGCGTCACGGTGGTCCCGAGGTTGTGTACGACGGCTGTGGCGCGCCGCTCCACCAGCGTAAAGGACATCAGGCGAACCTAATCCACCGACGGAGCAGCGCCTTGGCGCTGTCCGGCACTTGGCCGGCCTTGTAAGTGGCGGACCAGAAGTCGCCGATCTTTTCCGACTGGATTGCGGGGTCTCGCTCGCGCGCAAGCCACCAGCCCTTCACGGTCTCGATGCAGGCACGCTCCACGTCCTCGGGCAGCGTCGGATCAAAACTCTCCTCGCCGCCCGGAAGGTAGTAGCCTCCCTCGTACTCGACCTCGATCACGTCCTTGGTCTCGCCGGTAAGGAATGCCGTGATGACGTGGCCGCGCCGCTCAGACGTGGGCCAGCCGGTCTCGCGGAACAGGAACCCGGCCTCGGCGTCCCGGATCGAGTAGTCCGTGATCGCGTCCCCGTCGATCTTGACCGAGGTCACACCGATGATCGGCGTGCGTGAGAGAACGAGATCGACCCGCCCGACCGCGGCGAGCATCTCCCGCACCGTCTCCTTGGCAAAGACGCGGCCCGTCCAGCGCTCGATCGCGTCCGATGCCTGGCGGATCAGCCGGTCAATGAACTGGTCCGGCGTCTCGTCATCCGCGTCGAGTTGGAGTTCTTCCTTGACCACAGACACGGTGGTCAGGTCGCGCGAACTAGCCGCCGTGATGACCGTTACCGCCATCGCCATCGCCCTTCCTGCATGTCAAGATCAACCTGTCGGGTCCGTTGAGGCGCGCCTGGCGATACGGGAACAGGCGCCGGAAAAGGTCCTGCCACCAGAATGCGGGCCGGACGGTAAGATGGAACACCTCGCCGAACCAGCAGTCGTGGAACAGCGCGACCTGGAAGAACGCGCCCTTGGTCACCGGGTCCCGTATCGCGGTCAGGACCGTCGCCACCCGATCGGGCGGCAAGTGCTCCAGGACGTCGGCGCAGACTCCCCATTCGGCCCTTACCCACAGCATGTCCCAGAGGCACGCCGCGACGAATCGGTCGAGCCGCACGTCCGCAGCACGGACCAGTAATGAGTCACGTTTGGCAGCAGAGCTCTAGAGCCGCTTTGAAGGCGACTATGGACCTTAGTTCATCAAGGCCGGAAAAGTCGGGCCAGATCGGACCCGAGACTGATCGCGTCGCTTTACGTTGTGTTGCGCTCACGCCGCCTGCGGAGAACCTGAGCCTCTTGCAACGAGCGGGTGAGGCCCTGTCGCCTTAGCCAGTAATTAACCGTCGCCGGCTTGAAACCGAGCTTCCTCGCTACTTCTGGAACGGATAACCCGCCTTGGTACAGCTTCGCAGCGGCCTTGGCTTCGGGTCTGCTCAGCGCGGAGTCCTTTCGCGGCGCCAGCCGTATGGCCTCGCTTCGCGGACGCGCCTCTCCTGTCCAGCACATCCGATAGCTCACAGTTGGCTGCTTAATGCCCAGTTTATCGGCAACTTGCTGCGTGGACATACCCGAGCGGTAGAGCGTAATGGCTCGCTTGACATCCCAGCGCTGCGACAAGGCTTCGCGCACCCCCCAGTCCTCATCGGTGGGAGCCGTGAAGATCTGACGCTTTAGCGCACTCAACGTTTCTTTGATTGCGACCCGCTCCGCTTGCACTCCTTGCGACACGCGGTGGCCCGGCTCGCCGAGTGGAAAATCCAAAGCGAGCTCGACTTGCGGCTTCTTCACGACGACGTACGGGAGGATGGCCCGAAGGAACGCTTTCGCGTTCGCAGCGTAAGCGTGCCATGTCCATGAGCCCTTCCCTTGTTTTTCTCCGTAATGGCGCGGGGGCGTCACGGATCCGCCGAATCGCCCGGCGAACAAGTCGCAAATTCCTTTGTGATTGTTCGTTACCGTTACGCGGAGGCTAATCGCGGCATTCGCGGCATTGTGCGTCACGCCAACGTATCCTTCGCCGTCGAAGAAACCGGCGAAATAGGCAGCGGATGGCATGGTATGGTCTCCAACATGGTCGGTGTAGCCATGCTGCCCGCCACGACTTTAAGCGTAAAGTCCTAAATTCCGACTAGCTGGTGATTCGTGAACACCTTCAGCGTGTCGTCCGCGGTCTTGTTGAACGAGGCCGCGAACTGGTAGCCGGTCAGGATCGGCTCGGCCGCCGCCGGCGTCGCGTTGGTGATGAGCCCGTGGCTGATGCCCGTCGCGTTGAAGTCCGCCTTGGTGTAGCTCGTCAGGTATGTCGTCACGTCCACCCCTCCGCCGGTGTTGTCGGCGTCGACGTCGTTGGCCTTGGGATAGGTCGCGTCATGAGCCTTCTGCGTCCCGACGATCACCAGCGTGTCGTAGTTGGCACGCGTGTCGGTCTTGGCCGGCGTCGGGGCGACCTCGCGGCCCGTTGTCAGCTCCAAAATCCCGAACGCGTTGGTCGGCGCCGCCCCGGCGCCGCGCTGGGCGTAGTAGATGTCGCCGTCGTCGGTGATGATGTTGGCTGCCGGGATCAACACCTTGCCGCGCGCGCCCTCCAACACCGCGAGGACGTTCATGTGCTTCGACACGAAGGCGTCGAACAGCGGCACCAGGATGCCGTACTTGGTCTGATAGACACGGTTCAGAAAACCGGGGATGCTGCGTTTAAAGAGCATGGATTTTCTCCTTGCCGTTGGGGCCGTGCTTGACGGCCACTGCCGTCTCGGAAACCGGCTCGGTGCTGTTCTGCCCTCCAAGCCGCCGTGCGACGGCCTGCCGCTTGCTGCGGCGTCGAGCGAAGAACACGAGCACAAAAAAGCAGGCCACGAAGCCTGCCGCGAACGCGCCGATGAGTTGTTCCATCATCCCGTCCTCGTCCTGACCTTGAACCTGAATTTCCAGCGTGCTTTCAGCCCCGTCCCGCCGTCGGCGATAATGTCAGCGACGTATTCCTGGCCCGCCGTGAAGCCGAGGGTGTCCTTGAGCGTCGCGCGGTAATCGCCGTTGGAGCCCGCGACGAACGCCATCGCCAGCGGCCAGGTCTCGCCCGTGACCTGCACGCTCTTCAGGTCGGTAACCGTGACCGTGACCGTCGCGGAATTCAGGAACGTTCCCGCCGCCTCATCCTTGAGCCCGAAAACTTCGAGCAGGTTGTCGTTTTGGTGAAACGCGATGCGGGCCATCAGTTGTCGTCTCTTAGCCTTGGCGTCCCGTCGACGCTGGGTTTCAGATTCGCATTGCCGTCCACGCCGGCGCGAGCCGAGATCGCGCCGGCCACGGCTGCTCGGATGCGGATCGTCGCGCTGACGAACGCCCCGATCACGGCGCCGACCATATCGGTCACGGATTCGGCCAGTCGCACCGCCTCGTTTGCGGCGCGGACAAGCGTGCGGGGCGCGAGCGAGGCCTCCGGGATGGAAAGCGTCTCCGCGGCCAGCCTGGCAAGCGTCCTCGCGCGCGTGAGGGTCTCCGTGAGCCCCAACGCCTCGGCGGAAGCCTTCGCGATGGACTTCGCCTTGGCCGCCGCCTCCCCAATCTGGGCCGTCTCGTCTCGCGCCTGTATGAGCCCGAGGACCCGGCCTAATGACTCGATGATCTGGAGCGTTTCGCCGCGGACCTTGGCGATCAGCTCGGCCTTCGCGATTTCCTCCGAGATTGCTCCGGTATCCGCAGCCAGCCGCGCCAGCGTGCGCGAGGCCGTGATGGCTTCCGCAATCTGCAGCGCCTCCTCGGCCGCGCGCACGATCCCAAGAGCGTCGGCGACCGCCTCGGCGACATCCGCGGTCTCGCTTATGACGAATCGTCGACCGCGGGTATGCTGCGCGCCTTCCTGAATATCGGCTGTCTCGCCGAGCGACCGGGCCAGTCCGAGGGTTCTCAGAAACGCCTCGCTGGTCTCGCTCGTGTCGTCACGCAAGCGGACGATCCCGCGCGACCGCGTAACGGCCTCGCCGGCCTCCTCTGTCTCCGCAACGACGCGGCCTCGGGCGCGTGCGCGGGCCGACGCCTCTTGCGCCTCGACGGCCTCCGCAAGCGGGCGGGCGAGCGCCAGGGCCCGCGCCGTCTGTTCCGACGTCTCAACGGTTTCGCCCGCAAGCCGCGTCAAGCCAAGCGAGCGGACGAAGGCTTCCGAGACCTGTGCCGTTTCCGCGCTCATGCGGACGAGCCCGAGGGCCCGAAGGACTGCTTCGTTGACGTCCTCTGTCTCGGCGATGACGCGAACGAGGTCGAGCCCCGCCGCCTTGCTGAACGCGCCGTAAGGCTGCATCGGCACGGCGGTGGGCGCGAGACGCGTCAGTTGCCCGACCGCCCGCGGAAGCAGAGATCGTGTCGTCTCCGAGGCCTCGACGGTCTCGGCCAACAACCGCAAGA